TATGATGTGGTGGGTTTCCTACTACAAGATTAAATTGTTCATACATTGGCAATAAAGTCAAATCGTCTAATAGATAGGTAGTAACACAAGATTCAATACTGTTGGATTGAGCAGTTTTTTTTGCGCAATCTAGTGCGGGTAAATATACATCTGACAGACATAAAGATTTTGCTATTCCGTGATCCAATAAATCAAACCCAATGAATCCAGGACCAGAGCACCATTCGTACACTTTATTGAAACTTTTGAATGGATATTTTTCTTGCAATACTGTAGCATAATCTACGCCATATGTGGTTCCGCCGCCCTCCATTTCAAATGTGTATTTGACTACAAATTCAGATGGTCCGGTAGTATGCCATTTTAAATATTTCATTGTAATTATTACTAGTATTTTAAAGTGAAGCTAGCTTAGTTGTCATGCTATTTCTTTAACTTTTAAGTATTTAAGAGTTTCTTGTAACAACCCAATTTGTCTACGACAATCTTCTAGTGCATGGTGACTAGTAGGCGGCTTAGGTAGTCCTGGCCATAGGCAGTAAATGGTTCTTGTGTCTCTAATTTTATAAAACTGCCACGGTAAGCCCATGCCATAGCTTTTGTAAGCATGCTCAAGAATGTTAGCATCATATGTGGGACCATTCATCCAAATACGATTACATTTCCAGCAGAGTTTGTATAGTTCTGTTAGTGCTTGATCTAACGGTATTCTTCCTTGTTCATTGAATGCTTCTTCTCGTGCTTCTGCTGGTTGGGTGGCCCACCAATCAATCGTTGATTGATCAATGCTACGATCGGATTGACTTTCTAATGTCACACGAGTGTAATACTTGTGCTCATACCAGCCGTTGCCTAGAGGGTCAAAGGTTTGGCAAGCTATTGTTAAAATAGTTGTATCTGGGCCTGTTGCAAGCCCTTCGATGTCGATCATTGCATCCATGTTAGCATTGTAACATAGTTTTAATAAACAATCTAGTAGTTTTTATCCAATAACCCAGTATAAAGGCTGACTGCCATCTACATAATTCTTGAGGTCATTGATACAAAATTCCATAATGGCTTTGCCTTCGGCCTTCATTGCGGTGCCGTTTAAGGTACTTCCACCTTGTGGGCCAGCAATTGTACCAAATTTTTCACGTGCTTCGCCTATGATCATTTTACAATTTCCTACCATAAAATCACGTATCCATTGTGATATTTGTGGATCACTTAATAAGTTAAATTCTGGTTTGTAGTTATAGGTCCACAGCAATACTGATTCGCCTGTGCCCTTTGGATCACGAATTAATTGTAGTTTTTTAGTAACAGGATTGAATGTGTAATTCATGTAAGCGCCAAACATACGTCCAGCAAGTTCCACATACTGGCTGTAGAAATCGTAGGTTGCAAGGCCGCCGGCTACATTAAAATTCATCAGGTACACATTCATGCTGGCCTGGCTAAACGGATCAAAATTACTGGCAAATGGGCCAGTTGAATCGCCGAATGTTCTTCGAAAAATCTGTCTAACACTTTGTACTTCTTGTGGCAAATCGTAGATATTGACGTTGGTCACAAGCTCCATAAAACTGTAGCTTTCTTCGTAGGCATTTTGTGCCCTTTGACGATAATTGCCTATTGTAGAACGATATGCAGTTTCGTAGTGTTCAGCGTCTAGTTCAAGGTCAATGATGCCATCACCTAATTGATGGCGCACATATGTAAAAAGATTTTGTTTTAGTGTTTCTAGCGATGATTCTGTTTGAATACCCATTGGAACTCCGGTTCCTATTATTTATGGACGATTTTAAAAGAACCAATGGAGTTTTTATTTTTGTTTGTGGCAAATATTTGTGTATTAGAAAAAGTAGTCGGACAAAATTTACATTGGTCTATAACATTATCTATATTGTTAATAAAATCCGCGCCACGATCTTCAAATTCATCAATGCTTAATGGTCTATAACTGTTTAATAATTCACGATCTTTGTCCGAAATATCCAATGGATATTGTTGATCAAATTCAGGCAATAATGCAACTGGCCCACATTTGTATAATTTTCCACGAATAAAATGGTAATTTTTATATTTTACAAATCCGCAATCTTTATGCGCTAACTCAGGATCATTATTGTGCAATGTTAATTTTCCATTGTTACCAGGAAGGATAGATATGTTGTAAAAACTATCTTGTACTGACGCAGATACCTGTACACTATTACCGTCGCGAAAACCATAATCGCTGCCAAATGTAGTTGATCTTCCTGAATGATCAAATAAATTTTTATCATCCGAAAAACGAATAGAATCTTTAAGAAAACTCCTAATGTTTTGAAAATGTTTATCTATGTCGTTTACATTGTGTATGCTAATTTGTACCCAAGATCCGGTCTTTTTGACTGCATCATAAAGCCCCGGAACCAAATTTAAATGTGTTCCGTTTGTGATAATCTGCACTTCTCGCCATAATTCTTTTATACCTAAAATCCAAGCACAGATAGACGGATTCAACAAAGGTTCGCCGCCCAATAGTACAATATGTTTGATGTCTATTTTTTTTGCCCATTCTGCATAGATATCTTTGTAATCATTCCAATCTTGCCAACCTTTGAAGTTGTAATTATTGTACCGATTGCAATCTTTGCAGGTTAAATTACAAACATTGGTTATATAAAATTCTATTTTTGGAACAACAATACGTGTATCAACAGTCATTGCCTATTTACCACACTCGCAGTATCACTAGATTCTCAGTGCCACGTCCGTTAAATGCAACCTCAGTGGCTCGGATATCTTTGTAGAACTTACGGGCTGCTGGCTTGCCCACTGCACCTATGCCTTTCAATTGTTCTGCAGGTTTGCGCAGAGTTTTTTGCTGAGTTTCTACAGTGCTAAAGCCAATGATACTGTTGTTTTTAACTGTGAATGTTTTACTGTATTCATCTGCCACCAGATGAATCAACTTACGTTTTTTAGTGTCGTATAACCAAGCTTCTGATTTTTCAATTAACTGACTAGGCGCTAAACTTTTCAATTTAAGTTCAGCAAACTCTGCTATGAACTTGAATTTGCTGGCTTGTTTTTCAGGACTCACTGCTTTTTTCTTGCGTGGTTTGCGCTCAACTTTTTTAATTTGAATATACGCACCGCAATCATTGATCACGGTTTCGCAGAACTTTAGCACATTACGCAATTGAATTTTAGAGAGCTGTCGATAGCCTTCTGTTAACTGGGAGTCTTTGCCTGTGGCTACTTCCTCAAATTCTGCTTGACGAGCTTTCCAAATATTGCTAAGAGTGCTAATCATTTGCGGTGCTACATTAAGTCCGCGCATCAGCACAATTGGTTTAAAATCTGCCGACATCTTGGCCCCAGTGCTAATAAACTCGTCAAACATACCGTCAAGCTCGCCGGCACACTCGCTGACCTTTTCACGCAGGCGATCTTGAATTGTTACACGAGGTATTTCTTCTATCGTTACTTCTGCAATTTCTTGCGGCTTAGATTGCACACATTCTTTGAGCATGTTATCAAGTTGGATTTGTTCGTGATCAGTTAGTTCTAATCCAACCATGCTCATACGGCACAACCACCCAGTGGTTAGCCTGATATTTGAGTCACTCACACCACGAAGTAGTCTGACATCTGTTCGACGTCCATGCAATTCCAAATAGTTCACAATCATGTCACGTGCATCTTTTTTGCCGTAGAAATAATTGTACCAAGAGAATGCTTTGCTCAGTGCACTCACACGGCCGTCATGGGGTTGTGTTTTCCACGTGGGTTCTGGTCCCATGACATTGGTGTCAGCACTTCGAGGATTTAAAAGTTTAATTGTTTGTTTTGTAGCGATCATTTGTGCTCCTTAAAATGAAAAAGTTCGAACCCACTCAAAACGAGTACTGGCAGGCACCCACCTGAAGTCGTGTTTGGCACGATCTGCTTTGTCCACATCTGGAGTGACACAGACCCAGCCGCGATCTTGGCTAAAGGCCACACGATCAGCAACACGAACAACTTGAACAATTTTATCGTTCATTTTAGCAACAGTCACAGTCATGGCATTTCCTTTCCGTCTAGTGTATATTATAGCAAAATGGGTATTTGGAGTCAACCGTTTAACAAGCAAGCAAACACAAGGTATTTTTCTAAATGATCAAGCTGATCTGTAGCATTTAGTATTAGTTTTTCGTAGCGAGTTGTTTTTTTATGCATACGGCGACATTCCACACTTTCTCTACTGATTTCTTCAAAAATAGCCAAAACTGTGTTGTGCATTTTTGTCAAATCTCGCCGAGCCGTTTTATTTTTTAAATTGCCAATGCGAACTTTGGCATCGCTAAGACGTTGTACTAACTGCTCCATAATCGTAATTATACTGGATTAAGATTTTTATGTCAATTGGATCCATAAATACATTACTATGCCTCGGCTCTCACTCTACAGACCCAACCGAACCAACGATTATCAGTTCTTTGATCGAACCATTAAAGAAATGTTTACTGTGGGCGGACTTGACATTTTTATCCACAAATATTTGGGTCCCATTGTAGATCAAAGTCCTAATCCTGGCAACAACGATGCCACATTACCGGTTTATAACAGCACCAACCCGTTGTTCATTGAAGACTTGTTGTTGTTGGAAAACAGAGATCGTGCTTATGATCCAGATGTATTTGTCATGCGTGGCGTTTACCGCACACAAGATATTGATTTTGATTTGACTCAATTTGGATTGTTTTTAAACAACGATACCCTGTTCATAACATTTCACTACAACTACATGATTGATTGCATTGGTCGCAAACTCATGTCAGGTGATGTTATCGAAGTTCCAAACTTAAAAGATTACTATCCGTTGAATTCTGCCATACCCAAGGCATTGCCCAGATACTATGTCATACAAGATGGCAACTATGCATCGGAGGGATTCAGCCAAACTTGGTTGCCACATTTATGGCGTATCAAAGCCACTCCCATGGTCAACGCACAAGAATTTCAACAGATTGTGAATCAACCATTCATGCCAGAAAATATCTGGGATGATGGTAATTTTTATCCAGCTGGTGAAACTGTAAACTCCGGCAACGATTATTTCATAGCCAAACAAAATGTTCCACCTGGCACTCCCATAACCGATACCAACTACTGGACTCCCATACCTAATCCCGCCACAGTGGGCGATCAGATGAGTACTCGTCCCAAAGACCTTGAACTCAACGATGCACTATTGACTCAAGCTGAATCAGACGTACCGCTGAGTGGATATGCTACCACGCTGTTTTATGTGTTGCCAACTTACCCAGATGGGCAACCGGCCAGCACAGGTCTCAGCACCGACAATGCTGCTGCACTGGTGGGCAATCAGCCTGGCGATGGTATGACTCCCACAGGATTTGGTTACACCGACGGATACTTGACCGGCGACGATACCACACCCAATGGACTACCGGTGACCACTGGCGTTAGTTTTCCACCGCATCCGGCCACGGGTGCTTATGTGTTACGCTTAGATTATTATCCAAATCGCTTGTTTAGATACAACGGCAAAGCCTGGGTTGCCATTCAAGACGGTGTTAGAACTAATCTAACACTGGGACCCAATGATCCATTGGCACCCATAGACGGAAGTCAACGTGCCAGCTTTATAAACAATACATACACTGTGAACACAACAGATATGGGCAATATTCCAAGTCGCCAAAGTCTCAGCCAGGCACTCAGACCATTGGCCGACAATGGCGATCAAGGTGGCGATTTGCCACCAAGTCCAAGACCACCCGGAAGGTAAACAATGGCAGTACAGTTTTTTTATGACGAACAAATACGAAGATTTTTGTTGCAGTTTGCCAGAATATTTTCCAACTTTCAAGTGGAATATGGTCGCAACGAAAGCGGTAAAAATGACACGTTAATTCGTGTGCCTGTTCGTTACGGAGACAGCAGTCGTCAAGCTCAAACAGTTATACAACAAAACTCAGCCAATGAGCTAAACAGCACTCCATTGATGACGTTTTACATAACAGATTTAAAGTACGATCGTGCAAGAATACAAGATCCAACATACGTTGGCACCATACAGGTCAGACAAAGAACCTATGATTCAATGACTGACACCTACGAACAAACACAAGGCAATGCATTTACCATTGATAGACTAATGCCTGTACCGTTTGAATGCACCATCAAATTGGATCTCTGGACTTCTAATACCAACCAAAAAATGCAGTTGTTGGAACAAATTTTGGTGTTGTTTAATCCCAGTTTAGAAATACAAAGCACTGACAACTATATTGACTGGACCAGCTTGACTGTGTTGTATCTTGACGATGTTAATTGGTCAAGTCGTACCATACCAGTAGGCCCGGACAATCCCATCGACATCTGTACCCTGACATTTAAACTACCTATGTGGATCAGCTCCCCGGCCAAGGTTAAAAAATTGGGTGTGGTTGAACGTATTATCATGAGCGTGTTTGATGCCAATGGTGATATCAACAATGCTGCCTTAGATAATGATTTACTGCTAGGAACTCGTCAACAGATTACACCATGGGCGTATCAAGTGCTGTTACTTGGCGATATTGTCAGTGGGCTCAAATTACAAGCACTGGCACAAAATCAAGTGGTTGATCAGCCCAACGCCAGTTTGAATCTGCCCGACAGTCCCCCAAGTAATTTATTGTGGCACGATATTGTGAATCAATACGGCAAGCTGAGACCAGGAATTAGTTATGTTACCCTGGCACAACCAGATGGCACAGATGTCATGGGCACTGTGGCCTATGATCCAACCGATGATAGATTTTTATTGTTTACTGCCAATACCGCCACAGAACCGGCCAACACATTGGCACCGCTGACTGCAGTTATAAATCCCCTGGCCAGTGGACCAAATGCTGGGTTAATTCCCGCTGCTGTAGGACAACGCTATTTGTTCACAGAAAACACTGGCAGTTGGGACGGCACAAGCCCAACTGCATGGCAAGGTGAAAATGGGGAACCGTTGGTGGCACATGCCAATGACATTGTAGAATACGATGGCGAACGTTGGTCAGTATCATTTGACAGCACCAGCAGTCCCAACAACAATCAATATGTTACAAATATAACCACAGAGATACAGTATAAGTGGACTGGCAGTGCATGGGTTAAAAGCTATCAAGGACTTTATGCAGGAGGCGAATGGAGTCTAGTATTATAAATGCAGTAGGCATTTGGTTTTACTCGGTAAGTACTCAAAGTTATTTGTACCTACTGCGCAATGATGCTAAACATCCAGGTTCTTGGGGCCTGCCAGGTGGCAAAGTTGAATCTAACGAAACCTTGATGGACTGTATTGTTCGAGAATGTCGAGAAGAACTTGGCACAATGCCCGAATATTTGCGATTAGTCCCTTTAGAAAAGTTTACAACTGCTGACAGTAGATTTGCGTACAATACATTTTTTTGTAGCGTTGCCAACGAGTTTCGACCAGTACTTAACAATGAGCACCTAGGATGGGCCTGGATTGCAGCAGGACATTTGCCACGACCATTGCATCCTGGATTGTGGTCAACTGTTAATCTCGAATCGGTGCGTGATAAAATATCAACTATAGAACAACAAGTTCAGACGTCACAATAGCCCACAAAATCTCTATAGGTCATATCAATAGAGTTAGCTGCTTCCATCCAAATATCTGGCATGTTGGTTTTTTCACCTATTAGGTAAAACTTTATACCTGCATACGCATCCATAACTTCCCGTATTTGACTAGTCCAAGTTTGGCTTTGCACAGGAGTTTCGCGATTATATCCTAATAAAAATATTTCTTGGTGCCCATCAAATGCTGCCAAATACAACAGTAATGCTAGATCAAGTAGTCTTGGAGTTTGAGGAATTAAATAAAATTCGCCCGGATATATTATACAGTTTTTTGGTGTTGTGTAAACAATGTTATTTTCTTGATATTTTGTAGCCAATAGTTGATCAAGTTTTTCTCTACTGGTCTCTACTGCAAAGTCTAATCTCATTTCTTGTGTGATATCTCCGACCCCGTAGGTCTGAACTTTTTTTGATCCTAGTAATCCGCCACGATGCCGTTGTAGTCGTGTGTAATCAAATTGTGTTTGGTCAAATGAACTGCCAATGCAAACTGCACGACCAGATATGTGTTGATTTTGAATGGGATTTTCAATCCATTCTCTTTTTTCAACTTTTTTACCTTTTGTCCAACGAGTTTCGAGTATGACAAATTCGCCGGCATAGTCTTGCCGATATCTTGCGTCCATTATGTTCTGCCAACAGCAACTTCAATAGTACCAATTTCTCCGGAGTTCCATTCTTCCAAGGCTTTGCCAATGATACACCCGGGCTGATATTGTGCTGTGTCAAGAGGTCCAGCAACGCCAGCTAGTTCACTGGCCACAAGTCTATCACCTTTGTGTATAGTCCCTACAACTTTACACGGAACTCGTCCAGTCAGCGCAACTTCAGCAGTATGTTCTCCGTTTAGTGTTGAATTCATTAAGTAAGCTGGTTGCGTACTAACAATACCAGCAATTTGCGTATTGTGACTAATAGAACTGATAGTTATTTCGTGTGTGCCACCAAAACTTACAACGGTACCAGGCGGATAAGTTGCATCTGCAGTGTACACTTCTGCCAAGTCAGCGTATTGTGCAGTGGTTGCTTTGGCAAATACTGTGTTAAATGCTGTGGCCAATGTGCCAATATTGCCAACTCCTGAGGCAGCTCCATTAACAATTGCAGTGACATTGGCGCCGGAATTAACTGTAAGTTGTCCAGCGGTGGTTATGTTACCCCCGGTAATTTGTCCACTGGCACTGTAGCTACCTGCTGTGCTTGTGCCTGATCCAATGGATATATTACCACCGGTTATGTTGCCACTGGCTTGTACAGTGCCAGCAACACTTATACCAGTTGTTGCAGTTACTACCACATTAGGTGTACCGCCAACAGATGCAGTTATATTACCACCTGATGTTGAGATAGTAACATTACTTGTGCCATTACTGATTGCGGCTGTGTTAAGTCCAGTGACGTTGGCACCATTGATACTGGTTAGTGTATATCCGTTACCAATGAAATAACTAGCAGATATATTACCAGTGGCACTGATGCCACCTCCAGTTGTCCATGTATTAGCTGTATTATTGTAGAGCCAAGTAATGTACGGACTACCAATCGGACCAACTTCAATACCGCCACCGTTGGCCTGAGAACTATTGGTTGCATTATTGGCAACGTTAATTGTTAAGTCATTGGTAGAGACAACGTTGGAGTTAATAGTTGTTGTGTTACCGTTGACTTGTAGGTTACCAGCAATGACCACTAGTCCATCCACGCCACCTGCGCCGTTTGGATCTATAGTTAAGGTTGCACCTGCTGACACAATTGAATTACCACTGATGGTAAATCCGCCAATTGTGGCCGTTCCAGAAGTGCTAATATTGCCGCCAGTTATATTAGCACTTGCATTAATAGTAGTTGCATATACTGTTCCAGTACCACTTACAACTCCAGCTCCATATAAAATATTACCACCGGTTATGTTGCCACTGGCTTGTATTGTGCCAGCAACACTAATTCCTGTTGTTGTGGTAACAACAACGTTTGGAGTCCCACCAACAGATGCAGTTATATTACCACCCGATGTTGAAATAGTAACATTACTTGTGCCGTTGCTGATAGCAGCAGTATTGAGTCCTGTGACATTGGCACCATTGATACTGGTCAATGTGTAACCGTTGCCAATGAAATAACTGGCAGTGATATTACCACTGGCACTGTAGCTACCTGCGGTACTTGATCCACTTCCAATTGATATATTTCCACCAGTTATGTTGCCACTTGCACTGATTGTGTTAGTTGACACTAACACACCACTGACTATGACGTTGCCACCTGTGACATTACCTGTTGCACTGACAGTAGCACCGTTGTGTACTGCACTTGCATTACCAATAGTAGCGGCATTTACAGTGGCCGCATATACTGTTCCGGTGCCACTTACTGCACCGGCTCCATATAAAATATTACCGCCGGTTATATTACCACTAGCCTGCACTGTGCCAGAAACACTGAGTCCAGCAGTAGAAACAACCACTACATTTGATGTTCCGCCAATTGTGATATTTGCGTTGCCGCCCGAAGTTCCAATATTGGCTTCGCTGGTACCGTTGAATATTTTACTAGCACTTAATCCAGTGATAAAAGTGCCATTTCCTAGCAAATAATTTCCAGTGACATTTCCAGTGGCGCTTAATAATCCACCAGTTAATAAATTTCCTCCCTGGATATTACCAGACACGCTAAGAGCTGCTGGAGTAAATGATCCCGAAACCACAAGATTATTACCGACAATATTTCCAGTGGTCGATATTCCAGCTGTGCCGTCTAGTGTTAATGACATTTCGCGTATCCTTTAGTATATTTAGCTATTATACAACGTTCAAAGTTGACGAATCCGGAACATATATATTGATTCCAGGCGCAACTCGAAGAACTGGCCCAATTAACAAAGAATTAATGTTAGGTGCAATTGCTATGTTTGAACTAATAGTTTTAGGATTAGAGTATACTCCATAAACTGTGAGTTCTCCGGGACTAACTATCATAGTATCAGGTGAAGATCCCACTGCAAATTCTATGTTGCCATTGGCACTTGCAATGTTAATATTACTTGTGCCATTGGCAAGTTGAGTTGGTATTCCTGTGGCAATGCCAGTCAATGCACTGCCATTGCCAACAAAATAGTTGCCAGTGATATTACCTGTGGCAGATACTACCCCAGAAACATACACACCTGTATTTGATACCGTTAGTACATTGGCAGCACCAGCAGAACTTATTGTAACATTGGCATTTGAATTAACTACAACATTTGATGTGCCACCACTGATGCTGTTGGCCATGTAGTTTTGGGTAAATGTCAGGGATGTTGTGCCTATGACAATGGGATTATCTGTGATCAATTTCCATTGTGTATCAGCATAAATTTGACCTTCGGTGACCATGATAATGGTACCGGCTAGTAATTCTCCAGTTTGATTGCTATCTGTGGATCTTGACCAAGTGCCGTTTGACCCGGATCCCAGTGTGGTTACATAATAGATACCATTTTGACTGGCAGTAGTCTGCCCAGTGACCAGCACACGATCATTATGACTCAGTGTGACTCCGTCAACCTGACTAGGTGCGCCGCCCGACAATGTGATATTTACAGTTGTGACCGCGCGAGTTGCTTGCTTGTAGTCTATGTCATAAATCTGTTGTGCACGAGGTCTGGTGAGTCCCATTTTTGTTCCAATTGTATCACATATTTAGTCAAAAAAATAGGACCCGGAGGTCCTATTTGTTGAGTTGCAGTTTATAGTCTACCAACAACCACTTCAATTACCCCAGATTCGCCGTCGAAGTCTTCCAAGGCTTTACCAATCACAGTACCCACTGCTGGATTGGCTTCTGCTCTTGCTTGACCATTGCCAGCTGCAACCATCATGTCACCTTTGCGTACTGAACCAACCACACTACATGGCACACGACCTGTGAGTGCTACCATAACAGTAAATTCGCTTTGTAATCCAGAATTCATGCTGTAAGCAGGTTGAGTAGATACTACGCCAGCGATGCGACGATCTGCATCTGTGTCGCTGAGTGTAATTTCAGCGTCACCGCCAAAACTTACCACTGTTCCGGGTTGATATTCTGCATCTGCTGTGTATTTTTCTGCCAAGTCAGCATACTGTGCAGTGGTTGCTTTGGCAAATACAGTGTTGAATCCCACTGTAGCAGTACCAATATTACCAACTCCTGAGGTTGCTCCATTCACAATTGCAGTGACATTGGCACCTGAATTAACTGTAAGTTGCCCAGCAGTTGTTACATTGCCACCGGTTATGTTACCACTGGCACTATAACTACCAGCAGTACTTGCACCTGATCCAGTTGATATGTTGCCAGCAGTTATGTTGCCAGTGGCACTGATTGTGTTGGTAGATATTAACACACCACTGACAATTACGTTGCCACCAGTTATATTACCTGTAGCACTGACGGTATTACTTGATATCAATACTCCAGTTGCAATTATATTACCACCAGTGACATTGCCTGTAGCACTCACTGTAGTGCCATTATGTACTGCACCTGTATTACCAATAGTAGCAGCATTGACTGTGGCTGCATATACTGTACCTGTGCCACTTACCACACCAGTTCCATATATCACATTGCCACCTGTGACATTGCCACTGGCACTGTAGCTACCTGCTGTGCTTGTACCAGATCCAATGGATATGTTACCGCCTGTGATATTACCACTGACACTTACAGAAGTACCGGTTATTACTCCACCAACCACACTGGCTGCAGTTACAGTACCAGTTACTGACAAAGGAATGCTCATTTGCCATGAGTTAGCCGAGCTGCTGTACAACAAACTAGCATATTCAGCACCAACTGGTCCAACACCAAGTCCGCCACCATTTGCCTGAGCTGCAGTAGATGCATTGTTAGCAACATTGATAAACAAGTCATTGGTAGTGACTGTGTTTGAGTTGATGGTAGTTGTGGTACCTTGCACTGTCAAGTTACCAGTTATAATAACATTACCGTCTGTTCCGCCAGCGCCATTGGGATCAATATACAGTGTTGGGCCAGCACTCACAATATTGGCGCCTACAATTGAGATGTTACCGTTATAAAATCCACCAGATACTGTTATGTTAGCACCGTTTATATTACCTGTTCCTGACACAATGCCAGATCCAAATAATACATTACCACCAGTTACGTTGCCACTGGCACTGTAACTACCTGCTGTGCTTGCACCTGATCCAATGGATATATTGCCACCAGTTATATTACCACTGACACTTACAGAACTACCAGTTATTACTCCACCAACCACACTGGCTGCAGTTACTGTGCCTGTGATACTAACTGTGGCACCATTATGTACTGCACCTGAATTACCAATGGTGGCCGCATTTACAGTGGCCGCATATACAGTACCAGTGCCCGATACCACCCCAGTTCCATATACAACATTACCACCTGTGATGTTGCCACTTGTGCTGATATAACCAGTTCCTGCTGACAAATTGCCACCAGTTATGGTACCATTTGCTTGTACTGTTCCGGCAACACTTACTCCAGTGGTAGAAATCACTACCACGTTTGGCGTGCCATTGACTGCCGCAGTTATATTACCACCTGATGTTGCGATATTGACGTTTGATGTACCATTGGTAATAGCGGCTGTGTTAAGTCCAGTGACGTTGGCACCGTTGATGCCGGTCAAGGTATAACCGTTACCAATGAAGTTTGAGCCAGTAATATTGCCGCTTGCACTAATCAATCCACTTGTTAACAAATTGCCACCAATAACATTGGCACCAGCACTGATATTGATATTAGCAATTATATTGCCACCAGTTAACACTGTTCCGTATCCAGTAATTGTTAGATTAGCACCGGTTACATTGCCAGTGGCTGATATCAATCCACCTGTTAACAAATTGCCACCAATGACGTTTCCAGATGCTGATACTGCACTGTCTAAGTTGAAGTTACCGGTTATATTACCACTAACTGATAAATTACCAAGCACGTTAACACCAGTAGTAGTTGCAGTAAGCACATTGGCAGTACCGTTGACTGTGATAAACGCATTACCATTGGTGCCACGGAAGCCCAAACTACTGTTACCAGCAGTTATTGAGCTAACGTCAATGTTACCTACATCTAATGTGGCAGGAGTTGTACCGTCTGAACTATACACTGCAAATGTATTGCCCGAAGCTTGTAACTGCAATCCACCCAAGTAAATGGTGTTGCCCGAAACATACAGGCTCTTCCACTGATTGGTTGCATTACCCAAAGTTTGTAACACATTAGAAGTTGGGATCAAATTACCAGTTATGTCAATTTGAGCGTAGGTAGGATCAGCAAGTAATTTTGCACTTTCATCAGAGTTTGTGATTGAGTTAACTGTGGTTGTGGTTGTGATTTCACGAACGTCAATTGTATCACCAGGCTCTGGTGCTTCGGTAAATGTCAATACGCAGGTTGGGTACACCCCTGACACGGAATAAGCAGTGGTTGGAATCTGTAACACACCGTTGATGCTGACAATAACACTGTTGGTTGTCTGGGTTGATCCCAGGGTGTATGCCACTGTTGATCCGTCACCAGCAAACTGTTCGTCAGCAATGACAGTGAACACAGTCGATCCAACTCCAATCCACTGAGTATTATTGTAAATTTCCAAACTGTTGGTGGTTGAGTTAAAACGCAACATACCAGTGACACCGGTTGGAGGACGTTGATTTGTGTTACCAACTGGAGCAAGGATAGAGGTACTTGTGTTAAATGCTACCAATGCATTTACGGTTTGTGTACTGCTTCCAAAACTGGCTGAATTATTTGTTGCACTAACATAGAACACATTGGCTGCAGTACCGTTGACTGCAAAATCCACTGTGCCTAATGCAGTATTAAAATTAACTCGACCGTTGGTATCTGTGATGTCATCGCCGGATATCACAATATTACCTGCATTGACATTACCTGCATTGACATTACCTGCCTCAACATTTCCTGCTATGCTAATATCAGTAGGAAAGCTAAATGTTACTGCATCTGGGCCAGTGATATGAACATTAACTTGATTGGTGGTACCAATTAAACTTAGTGTGCCGTTTAATGCTAGTACTGTGGTATTAGCGTCAGTGTCTGCAATAGTTATACCACCTGATATAAATCCATCCACATAGCCTTTGGTTGCAGCGTCTTGTGCCTGAATTGGATCAATCACATTGTTGATGTAGTTGGTACCGGCATTGATATTACCACTGCTGGGAATTGTTATGTTTCCGGCTACTAGATTGCCACCATACACGTTACCTGTGGCAGTGAGTGTGGTACCACTGATTACGTTGGCACCTGTGATGTTGCCACCTGATCCTGTGGTAGATATATTACCACCGTAAATGTTGCCGCCAGCACTGACGTTGTTGCCTACATTAATATTTCCACTAATAACATTACCGCCTACACTAACATTTATGTCAGCAGTAATTGTTCCCACTATTGATAAACTGCTACCTGTGGCATTGCCAATGTTAGGAGACACTAGATTAGCAGTGTCTGAAACTTTGAGATTTCCTGTGCCACTGAAAGTTATAGTATCAGTATCAACTCTGGCACTAATAACCACGCCATTGATCACAATACCATTGCCTGCAGTATAAGTTCCTGCTCCACCAAACTGTGTAAATGTGATTGGGTCAGTGCCTATTGTAGTCACGTTGGCAGTTTGTACCCATTGTGTGTTTCCGTATGCATTGCCGTATTGGTTGAACACAAAGTCCCCAGGCTGGATTTGGGCGGCCTCATCATAATCAGCTGAACGTGTTAAAACAGTGGCATTTGAGTACACATAAACACCATTTTGTACAGCATTGGCCTGTCCTACTACCAAAATTCTTGTGTTGGCCACTGCTATGTTCACACTGTCAATTGTGGTGTATGCACCTGTTGTGACCAAATTAGCACCTACACCTGCATTACCGTTGTTGTAGGTAATGGTACCACCGGATATGTTGGCCAACGGCTGCGCCGCGACTGCGTAGGTACTTGCTATGATGGTCAAGCCTTGTGCAACTGTGTCCACATAGTATTTGGTTGCAGCGTCTTGATTGTTAAGAGGATCATGCAAGTTTTGAATATACAAGTTATTCACACCAATGTTGCCTGTGGCGCTGATGTTGACATCACCTGATTGTGCAGTTAATGCCAATGCAGTAGCCGAAACAACATTAGGTGTATTAACTCCAATTCCGGCCCACACATTACCTGCAGTGCTGATATCTCCTGATCCAGTTGCGTAAATGGCACTACCTAGCACATTACCGCCGGCGCTGACTACATTAGCAGTGTAAATATTTCCGCCAGTGACATTAACAGTAGCAGTAACATTGCCAGAAGTCAATATATCACCCGAACTACTGACTCCGCCATTAATTACAGTGTTAGGAGTTACAATATTACTACCATACACATTACCACTGGCACTTAAAGTAGTACTGCTGATTACATTAGCACCTGATATATTTCCACTTGGACCAGTGGTAGTAATATTTCCACCTGTGATATTTCCGTTGACACTAAGAAGTCCATTAAGATTAACACCTGTATCATAGAAAGTAGCCACTAGATTTGAACTGTTGCCAATTGCAACTACTAAGTTTGCATCTGGGGTGTTAATATTAGCATAGCTGCCACCGTTGAATATTTTGTAAGTTGAGACGTTGCCAGCATTGATGTTACTGATGTATCCACCATCGCCTACAAAATAAGTACCAGCTAGCACATTACCGGCAGCACTGACATTGTTTACTGTATAAACATTACCAGCGGTTACATCATTGGTAACGTTGGCAGCAATAATGTTGCCAACAAAAGTGGTAGTGCCAGTAACAGTTAATGTGCCATTGGCAGTGATATTGTTGGCTTTGAAGTCTGCGTAACTGGCAATTGAGAACGTGGTGTTACTGTAGCTGTTGCCAGAATCTGTGGTAGTAAATGCAGCCACAAATTCGCTGTCACCTTCTTTCCAGGCCAATGCAATATTATTGTCAACTCCACGCAGGCCAATGTAGCCAATGTCTACTGTGGGAGTGCCTGAAGTCTGTCCAGATGCTAACACAATCAACGGATCTTCAATCAAGGTATTGACTGTGTCTACCGTGGTTGTGGTGCCTGTGACCGTTAAATTTCCAGTGACCTGCAAATCTGAGTTATAGTTTATATTGTTGGCAAGTTTTTGACTGGTAACAGTGTAATTTTGCAGTTTTACTGCGGCATTTACGCCAAGATAGACATTACCGGTGCTGGCGTCGGTAATTTGATTGTTATTAATTCTGGTTAGATTTGTGGCCACAGTAAAGGTACTCCATTTTTATGAAGTATTTACCAAAATATCTATCATTAACGGGTAGCAGTGATTATTTGTGGTTACAAAAAGCGAACGTCTATGGTATCTCCGACAGAAGGAGCTTCTGAAAACACTAGGTTCGTACTAGGATCTGGAGTCATTACATAAGCTACTCCGGGTAGCTGTACCACACCGTTAAGCATGATCAGTGCAGCGGCTGAACTTGTGCTTTGTGTTAATGTAAAAGTATTTTGCACACCGTTGCCATACAGTGTTTGATTTGTAATGATTGGTACCCCCACTGTGGCCCAGGCATTTCCATTGTAAATTTCAACTGCCGGAGTATCAGTATTATATCTTATGGTTCCTAATGTTGCTGGGTTGGGTTCTTGAAGAGTATTTCCCACTGGAATTAACAAACCAGTTGTAGTGTTTATTGATACCAGTCCATTGCCAGTGGGGGTTAACGTAATATTACTATTGGCAAGATTAGTTGTTATAGTGGTATTGGCTATAGTTAAATTGCCAATTGTGGTGTTACCTGGTAAGTTTGTTGTTCCTAATAATCCCACATATCTATAACCAGCGATAAAAATACTTTTGCCAGCAGTCAATGTTGTGGGTATAGTTTCACCAATGAAATTTAACAAGCCTGCTTGTGTGTCAAAGAAAAACTC